GTAAGCGATTTAAAAGTTATATATGGAAATGCAGAAACAGGAACAAAATCAAATGAACAAAACGAAATCCATGTTGATAAGGGAGAAAAAGTAAGCATAGAAATTTATGGAGGAGAAGGAGGAACAACAATAAGTCAAGTTTCATGGAGTGTTGATTTTTTTGAGGACGAAATACAAAGAAACATTTAAATACATAGATTTACTTAATTCTGCATGGCAACCCTAAGAACAGGACAGACAACAGATTATTCTTCTCAGGGAACAGAGTTTTCAGTGGCGAGTAAATCTACAGATTCCTCTAGTTCAGTTGAAACTCGTTACACTCCTAATTTTGAGAAATGGCATGGCTACTATAGAAATATTCCTGAATTGAGGGCTGTTATAAATAAATTTGCAAGTTGGACTTTCGGAAGAGGAATTAAGGCAGATGAAAAGAATAAGGCAAAACTGGATAAGATTAAAGGTTTTGGAAAAGATAGTCCAAGAAGTGTTTTAAAGAATTGCTGGAGAGTTGCCTTAATCTGTGGAGATAGTTTCGCACACATTATAAAAGATAATCAAGGTAGAATTACAAATCTTAAACCCATGGGAAATCTTACAATAGTTGCAAATGAGGAAGGGATTATCGTCGGATATGAAGATATGGAAATGAAAAGATATGATCCTGAAGAAATTTATCATCTATCTTATGAGAGAGTTGCAGATGAAATTCATGGCATTCCATTCCCTGAAGCCTTGGAAGAATTGACTTTAGCAAGAAATGAGGGAATAGCAGACTTAAGAGAACTATACCATAAAGTCGCATTCCCAACAGATATTTATGAGGCTGAAACAGATGACACAACAAAACTCAATTCTATAACTACAACTCTGAACTCCGCCTTTAAGAAAAGAGAGAGTATTGTAATCCCTGCGGGAGTTTTCAAGGAGATAAAAAAAGTTTCAACAGGGCAGAATGCAACTCTAGACAGCCTGCCATTCGTAAAGTTTATTGTCAGAAATTTTGTAAGTTCATGCGGAATGCCTGAGATAATCATGGGCTGGGGAGAAGATACGACAGAAGCATCAGCAAAGATTATTTATCTAGCTTTTCAGCAGGAGATAGAAGATATGCAACTCTATAATCAAGAGCAGATAGAAGCACAGCTAGGAATAGAAATAGAATTAGAGTTCCCAGCAGACTTAATGGAAGCCCAGGCAGCAGGCGTAGCCCAGGGTCTACAGAGCACACAGGAACAGATTACAAGCCCCGCATCATTTAAAAAAGATGGAGGTAAAACAGCAGTTGAAAAAGCAGATGTCAGACCATAAGCCAACAATAGAAACCATGATAAACACAGTAGCTATAGCCATGACAACTCTAGGAGTTAATTGCATAATCAACAAGGATTATTACGGATTTATTGTTATTCTATTCGGAGCAGGACTAGAGTTTTTCAAGTATTGGGGTAGAAGAAAAAGGTACTGGTGAAAGGAGGTGATAACATGGATGAGCAGGAAAAGAAAGAGGAGACTAAGGGAAGCGAGGAGAAAGAAACAAATGCAAATTCTAATATCGGGCAATCTGAGCAAGCCGAAAGAGATGTTCTAGCTGAAAGTAAGAAAATAGTTGATGAGTTGAAAAAGCAAAATGAAGAGAAAAAGAAACTCTTAGATAGAGAGGAGAAATTACTTGCAAGGCAGGAAACTCTAAGAGCACTTGGAGGAGGAAGCCCAGCAGGGCAGATCCCACAGCCTCCTAAAACAGATAGTCCGAAAGAATACGCAGATAAAGTAATGCGTGGAGAAATTAAGGGCAAGCAATAGTTTTCATTAACTTAATATAAATCTTTGATTGTAGGGGCTTCTATGCAGGTTTAAAGCGATTATAGAAAGCTTTATATAGTAGGACTTAGTAGATAGAGTATGGCAAACGCAGCAGCAATATTGGTTTTTGAATTAGAACCACCTATTCCTATGACTGTTTCCGACGCTGCAGCAATAGAAAAAGGAGATGCCCTTGCTCTTAGTGATCCTTTTACAGTTGCATTAACTTCAGCAGATAATGATCTATTTGGAGGAATTGCAGCAGAAGAAAAAATTGCAAATGATGGAAAAACTAAAATTGCAGTTTACAGAAGAGGAATTTTCAAAGTTGAAAGTAATGGCACTACTACAGCAGGAAAAGACCAAGTTATAAAAGCTAAGAATGAATTTGCAGATTACACTACTCTTGATGATGAAGTTGGATATAAATTCGGAAAGGCTCTTGAAACAGCCGCAGATGGAGAAACTTTCTTAATGGAGTTAGGATCTTAAAATGGCAGACTCAAATGCCATGGCCGACATCAGAGGAATTGACATTAATAAACTTGTTGAGGGATTTGCAGGAGAAGGAATTGTCTTAAAAAATTATTGTAGAGTTATGTCTACAACTGCAAGAGAGATAAGATGGTATCAGAAAACAGCAGGCTTCTTAACAGGGCCAACTACAACAGGCGTAACTGCGACCTTAATTGCAAACACATCTTCTAAATCTCTACCTGTTGCAATAGAACCAAGCTACACTAGAAATACAAGCTATGTGAAAAAATATTTCGCAGAATCTCCTCTTATTTCAAATGAAGATATAAAAGATTGCGATCCTGATATATGGGCAGATATGATTAAGGATGGAGTGAGAGCTGTAAATTATCAAGTAGACGCAAGAATCTTAACTGTTCTAGATGCTTCAGGCTGTCAGACAGCAGCAGCAACAGGGAATGGATGGAATGTAGATGCAGACGGAGATCCTATTCAAGACTTCCTAGCAGCGAAAGAAGCTATAAAGGCCTATGGATATTCAACAGATAGCCTGGTAGCCTACATGAATCAGGCTGAGGAGAAATGGCTTTTAAGATGGCTTATAAATGTGAAGGGATCTTCTATTCCTGGGTTCTCTTCAGATAAAGTTGAAAATGGAAGAGTAATGGAACTATTAGGAGTTAAGATTGTAAGTTCTGCTAATAGACCTACAGACACAGTTACAATATTCGTACCTGATAAGGCTGTAATCTGGAAAGAATTTATGAAAACAACTACAGCCGTAATTGATGATCCTGGAATTGGAAAGAAAGTAAGGATATGGTGCGAGGGGGAGGCAATCAGACCTAATCCTTATGCCGTGTTCAAAATAACTGATACAATTAACTAATGGCTGAAATTCTTCAGGGAGGAACAAGAGATACTTCTTCTCAAACTACTAATTTTACTGTAACTAATTTTACAGCAGATACAACTCTGAACTGTAATGAAGAAGCAGGAGCTTTAGCTCTCGCAGATGTTGTAGGCACTCTTATTCGTGAATTGATTAGAAAAGGTATAATCAACGGAACAATTGCATAATGGTTTATCAAGTAATTTTTAATGTTGAAACAGAAAGAGAAAAGCAGGAGATAGAGGAGCTTGTAAGAAATGCAAGAATGAAAGAAGAAGAGCAGAAAGTTGAAGAGGAAGAAGAGGAAGAAGTAAAGCATAGAGGGAGGCCTAAGAAGAAATAATGGCGACAACAGATATATACTCAGTTCAGGGAAGCCTACAGCCTACTAGGGCTTGCCTACGATTCCTAGGAGGAAATGTAGATGATGGAGTGCAGGTTGATACACTAGCAGCAGCAATGGTAGCAGGAAATCACACTAAGGGAACTATTACAGCCTGGATTATGATACCAGACTACGCACCTTCAACACAGCTAACTATCTTCGGAGCTGGAGATGCAAATGCAGCAGAATATATGTACTTCTGTGTTACAACAGCGAGGAAACTTCAATTCAAAGTTTATGATGCAGCGAGCACAAGAGTAGATGTTGTGACTTCAGGAACTCTAACACCTCATAAATGGCATCATGTTGCCCTAGTCCAAGATGGTGCAACTCCAAAAATTTACATAGATGCAGTAGAACAAACATTAACATTATCAACTGCAACAGAGTTGGGGCAGTGGTTTGACGATACAGATGGCATAGATGGAGGGCATATTGGGGCAGCAGATAGTATTGCAGGAGATGCAGCTCTAACTCTTGAATATAAGGGCTATATCTCAGATGTAAAAGTATGGAGTGGAACAGCAAGCACAGCGGCTCTAACTGCTACAGAAGTTCTAGATGATTAT